AAATTATTCACTTTATCCTCCGACGATGTTGATTGATTTAATAGCTTATCTTGGATCCTTTTGCCAAGTTTTCGCTGGCCCATAAGGGCTGTAAGTTTGTATAGTGGAAGCATTTTGCCTGTTCCTCAGGTTTTGTCAAGTCAAAAGATATACAAGGTTTTATGTGATCTATATGCCACTTTCCATGGTTTTCTCTAGTCATACCTTGTTTGAATTGTTTTTCTAAATGTTTCCAAACCTTTTCTATATTACTAACACCCAACAGTTTTAAGGTGGGTACGCTTTTTATTCTTCCCTTTAAAACACAAATTACTCTAGATCTTAAACATGCTTTCAATTTAAAGGATGGATCTGTTTTATATTTTTTAATAGCATATGCTATATTTTTTTTAGAAATTAGTTTTCTATTTTTATTTCTCCATCGTAGTCCGCTTAAACGATGTTGTTCATAGTTATTTTCAACCCATCTAGTAAAAATAATTTTTCTTTTTTTAGGGTTTTGTTTTGCCCATTTCCTAGCTCTTTTTATTACTTCTTTCTTATTCTTTAAATACCATTTCTTATGATATTCTTTCATATACTTCTTACGATCAAACATTTTTATGATTGTTTGTAAGTTATAGATCTAAATCTTTGTAAACCCTCCGCTTTCAATACAATTCTTGCAGGTTCAGGCGAATTGATTAATCTATTTTGTTGTAGTTCTATTCTTCTAATTTCCTCCAAATAACCGTCTTTTGTTTCAATATAAATTGGACAATCAGATATAATTGTTCCTTTTTGTCCATTAGTAAATTTAGACAATATCTGTTGTAGGTCTCTCAGTCTCATTTGCCTCCGTTGGTTTAGTTTGTTTGTAATATTGATCTACCTTTCTTAAAAAATCGTGTTTATATTTTTTAAGTTCCTCTCCCTCTATAATAAATTCTTGGTAGAAATAATCTTTAGAACACATCATTATAACACCTTTAGTTATAGAAGTTTTATAAACAAAATTATGTGCCATTGCATACCCTGCAAGTTGTAAACAATAATCTTCAATCCATTCTTTCTTCTTTGGCTTGTTCGTTTGTTTGAAATCGATAATTGCATCTTGACCTTTGTGAACTGCAATTAAGTCTGTAGCGCCTGCATATAGGCCCGGATAATATAATGTTGCTTCTAATCCATAGTATTCTGTGACATTGGATAAACCATTTTGAATTATTTGAACAGCCATGTTATGTGCATTCAAACCTGTTTCAGTTAAATCTAAATAGCCTTGACCTTGAATATATGTTTCTAAAATCTTATGCATCGCCGTTCCACGATTCGCAGAATCATCCACGATCCGCGTTGCGTTGGCATCTCCTATTCTTTCGCGCCACGCTGCTAACGATGCTTGTTTCTCAGGAGATTGTGTTGCGGATAAAATAGTAGTAACCGATGGAAGCTTTTCTGATTTGACATCATAGTGTCGCTTGCCATTGATAATCTCACGTTGAGATTTGGGATATATAAATTTATTTGTATGTTTCATTTTTAATTTAAATCGTTCTTAACTATCTTTAACATAGGTTTAGGTTCAGGCAAAATTCCTTCTAAAGCGTCGTGTGAAAAGTCTTTAAATGAATCAAAATCTTCTTCAGAAAGTTCTTTTCTTAAATAATTAATTATATTCATCATTAATAGACAAGGTATTTGAGTTGGATCTACGGCAAGCTTTTTAAATGTTTTATTTCCATAAACAATTTCTTGATCTAATAATCGAATAAAATTTAATTGATACATCACGAATTCATGTTGATGTTTTTGTCTTTTTAATATTTCTTTAGGGCTTAATTTTTCAGTCATGTTTTTTCTTTAGTACGTCTTTAAATTTACCACGCCAACCATAGTTGCCATGATGCACAGTTTCCGATCCGATGTTAGCGTAGATATCAATACCTAACTTTGTTAACATATGACAGAAAGACACATCTTCTCCGTACCAATATCCATCTTTAAAGGTACTATTAAAAAAGTCATACATATCAGCATCATCCTTATCATTTTTTATTTTTAGTTCAGGATGTTTTTCAATTAATAATTCAAATATAGATCTATGAATTAACATTAAACCTGCGGGGCCTACTTTAATTTTCATCATATCATTATCATCAACAAGTAATGTTTCTTTACTGTCTAATACAATTGGGTATTCTATATTTAAATCTTGTTTTTTAACTCTATATAAAGTGCAAACAACTTTCTTTTTTGAATTAATCATTTTCATAACCGCCTCAGGATAAAATTCTACATCTGCATCTATGAATAATAAATATTCTGCTTTTGATTTTAAAAAATTAGACACCAACATATTTCTACATTTACCAACGTAAGGAGCTTTTGCCCACATTAATTTAGAAGCGATTTGATTTCCCGCAAATACTTGTGCTAAAAGAAATAAAGAATCAGCAGTTCCAATTTTTACATCTCCATAACAAGGTATGCCTATGAATACAGAAGTTTTCATAAATTTTTTAAATTTTTAAAATAAATATCTTTATTAGTTTGAATCATATTATTACCCTTACCATTAAACCAATCTTTCTTAGATATTAATTCATAAACTTTATTTGGATCATTTCTACCATTAGGAGTTCCTTTTGAATTTTGAGCAACAGTACACCATCTTAAATTTTCAATTCTATAATCCATTCTATTTCCATTAATATGATCAACAACTGTTTTATTAATTGGATCATCATTTTTAATAAAAGCTTTTGCAACAAGTCTATGTAATCCAAAATGAAATTCTTTAGGTTTAATTCCTAATTCTTCTTTTAAATACCTGTATCTTTTTTTTATTCTAGTTCCATCAATAGCATAAAGTCTTACCCATATATAAATTAATTTAGTAAGACCAATGGAACCATAAATAATTCCTGACTTCATACCCCTGTGTTTATTTTTAACTCTATAAATAAAAGGCCAAATGTTTTGTTTGTAAATAGGTTCTACTTCACAAGTACACTGTGAGAAATAATGTGGCCCACCCGTTTCAAATAAATAATAAATGTTAGGCATTACCTCCGGTATAATTTTGTGTACATCTACACATCTTACAAACGGGTTTTGTTCCATATACTTTCTATTTATTTAAGTGCTTTACGACTTGGTTTGTATTCGTGATACAATTTTCTCCAACTTAAATTAGTTAAATAACAACCTAAACTACTAACTTTATTCCAGAAATATTTTTTCATATAGGTAGTCCAGCATCATCAATTTTTTCTGAGGATGGTACTTCTCCTTGTGAATTACATTTTTGACATTGAATAACTTCATCATAAGATGATGTATTTACTCTTATGTACCCATTGCCCATACAATGATCACAAATTATTTTATCAACTTGTCTTTCCATTTTTGTATCCAAATTTTTTAGCAGCTCTTGTAGCTAATGCTTCAATAGTTTTACTGACTGTCAAATCAGCATCTAAAAATTTGCCTTTAGCAAGGAATTGTAGTTTATGATATGTATCAATTTGTACTGATACAGATTTAAATTTATTAGGATCTGCCATGTTTTCTCACTTTCTTTTATTTGTTATATGTTTAATATGGGAACTTATAACACAAAAACAAGGCATTGCAAGATATTAATTTTTAGTGTATAGTGAAGATCTCTTCTCACACCTTTTGTTTGCTCGCCCTGATTTCTTTCAGGGTGGGCATTCATTATCTTCTACCTTGACCTCTATATTCTTTTCTATCGTTACGCTTATTTGGTCTTTTAGAATGTCGACCCGGTCTTTTTTTATTAGTATGTTTTATAAAAGTACCAGAACCTGATTGAACTTTACGAGCCATTATTTATTTCTGTCATTAAACCTAATCTTTTACTGCTTGTAATGGGTATATATTTAATAACTCCATTTACATATTGCTCTACTTCTTCTCCACACAAAGAACACCTGTAAAAATCTTTATATAAAAATAATAAGGGAGATAATAAATTACAATAAGGACATATTCCATGTTCTATTCTTGCATCTAATTTTAAAGTCTTATTAAGTTTTTTTATTTTTTTCCTCATTGATTTGGTAGAACATATCATCAGAATCATCTGTCTTCCAACCTTTATTTTCTACGTTCCATTCTGTAGTTTGTACTTTATAATCTGGCCAACGTGTTGAAGTTGTAAAGCTAGGAATACTCCACAAAATACGATTATTAGGCTGAGCTGCAAAATTGCCGTTATCAAGAGCCAAAACATGAGCACACTTATGTTGATCGGGAATTTCAGAATGTTCAGTATCGATGATATTAGGTTCCGGATGAGCCCAATCAATTGTGAACAAATATTCTCCATGAATAAATTTTTTATCTTTTCCTAAATATCTACAACGTTGTCCTATTAAAAAATCAAAAGTAGTAATAGCAGGATAATAACTAAATGAATTCCATAACTCAAGATCGTCGAGAGTCTGATGTTCCATTTGTGATTGATGCAAAGCACCGCTGTTTCCTCTTTGAATAAAAGCAGAGATAGGAAGCCTCCAATATATTGCACCATTCGTAAGTAAAGCATGAAATAAGATTGCACGCCCTGGAATACTTGCAATAGCAAAGACCACACAATCTTCAGTTTCGCCGTGATGTTTTCGTAAGTCATATAAATATTCTTTCCTTATTTGACAATAAATTGGTGGAATGTTTGCATTTAAATAAGCCATTTGTCAATGCTATCGTCAAAATCTCTATAATTTATTGTAATTTCATCTCCTATATTTATATCTTTTAATGCAATCCCATCATCGTTAACACTTGGATCGTCACTATGATTTAAATATTTTTCATTATCAATTCCTAAAACTACAATTTTAGATCCTTTTTCTCTTTCATATGCATAATTATCGATCATTCTTGCAAGAGCTAATGGCATTCTAGGTAAATTTTCTTTATCAAATTCTATTTCAAATTCAGGTCTTACTTCTTTTATTTTTTCTCCTTTTTTTGCGTTTTCTTTAGCAAAAACTCCAACTCCATTTATTTTACTTTTATCTAAATAAGTATCAATCAATAACATTATTTAATATCTCCCCAGTTATTTCCTTTTTCATAATCAACTTTATTAGGCACCTTTAATTCAACAGCTGATTCCATTATTTGAATAATATCTTCAGCTTGTTTATCAGATACAACAGAAATATCTACTTCATCATGTATTTGTATATGAGGTATGATACCGTTTTCATATAGAGCAACCATAGATTTTTTAGTCATATCAGCAGCTGATCCTTGTATTAATTTATTTAAAGCTTTGTATGTAAATGCACGCTTTAAAGGCTCATCATATTCTTTTCTTGCTTGTTCTAATGGTAATGGTTTAAACACACCAAATTGAACAGGCTGCCATAGATCAAAGTGACATGCTCTACCACCTAATGTTCTTATCTTACCATGGTTCTCTGCTTTCCTAGTTACATTGTCCATTAACTTTTTAACAAAAGGAGCTTTTGTATGATATTGTTTAATTAATTTTTCAGCCGATTCTTTCATTAATCCTAACTCAGCCATTAATTTATTTTTACCCATTCCATACATTAAACCTAAATTAATTGTTTTAGCTTGTTTACGTTCTATACCAGCCATATCAGCAACAACTTGATGGAAGTCAGCATCTCCTTGATTATATGCTTCAACAATTTCATCTACACCTTCTAAATTTTGTAATTTTGCATAGTGTACTAAAATTCTAGGTTCTTGTTGTGAGTAGTCAAATGAACCCCACACATGTTTTTCTTCTGGAATAAATATAGATCTTATCAACGGTCCTAATTCAGGATGTCTTGCAGGTATCTGTTGTAAGTTTGGATTAGACATTGAAAATCTTCCAGTAACTGTTCCACCATCATCAGATCTAATTTGATTTATATCAGCATGTATTCTTCCATTCACTGCATGCTTTGTAATAGAATCTATAAATGTAGTATGTGCTTTATTTATTTCTCTTGCATCAGCAATTGATCTTGCTAATTCATGAGGATGATTTTGTAAAAAGTTTTTTGTAAAACTTGGTTCTCCACTTTTTTCTGTTCTATCGTATGGTAATTTTAATTTATCAAATGCCTTTGCAATTGACCTAGCAGCATGTATTTCTACATCAATTCCAGTTAAGTCTTTGATTTTATTGATAATTTTATTTTCTTGAACTATCAAATTTTTCTTTATTTTATCGGCTTTTTCAAGATCAACTCTTACTCCTTTGAATCTCATATCAACAAGACAAGGAAATAATTTTGTTTCTAAATTAAATACATCAACCAACTCTTGATTATGCATTTCCATATTTAATCTTTGCCAAAGTTTTAAAGTAGACTCAGCATCTCTTTCAGCATATTGACCAACAAATAATGCAGGCAGTCTCCACATATCTTTCTTAGGATCTAATCCATAATCTTTAGCTGCTTCTAATAAAACTTTTTCATCTTTACCAAGTCCAACATAATGTTTTGCTAATGTATCTAAACGATAACTCATTCTGTTTTCATCAATTAAAGATGCCGCAATCATAGTATCTACAACTTTACCTTTAATATTTAATCCAGAAGATCTTAACCAACATACGTCATACATAGCATTATGAAATATAAACTTAGTATCTTGTTGATTGAATAAATCTTGAAGCCAATTAAAAACTAATTTCTTATCTAGATTACCGCCCTGTTCATGACCTATAGGATAATAACCAGACCAACCCTCAACAGACAATGCAATACCAGCAATGTGTCCACGACCAACCACGTTCCCCGATCCGAGTTCAAGTAATTGCGGATCATTGGTTTCTAAATCCACTGCTATCTCTTTATGACCACGAAGATCTCTTAATTCTTCAGGCATAACCCATTCAGTATCAGGTGTAAATAAAGGCGCTTGAGTATTTCTCATTTGTAATCTCTTTCTAATATCATTTCTAAATAATGTATTGCTTTCAATATATCTTCTTTTTTTCCTTTCAATCTATGTCTACATATATACTTGATTGCATTGCCTTCTGCAAACAATAAATTATTTTCGTTTATAAAAACAGATGGTTGGATCTTCATTGTTGTATAATGAGATCCACCCACTTGTTTAAAGAATGTTTTATTGTTCATTCTTATCCTTTATACTTTTATACAAGTCTTCAAATATATCTTCAGGTGACCCTGAAAATGAATACACTTGTTTAGCTACTTCATAAATTATAAAATAGTTTTTTGTTTCTGTCTTATTTATTTCTTTTATTTTTATCATATTAAGTAAGCACGATCAAAGTTCTTTGGATCTACAATATGTAATTCACGCTTCGCTCTTGTCGCACCTGTATAAAATAAACGATGTAATTCATCAGGATCTTGACTAAACGTTTCTAAAGCAGCGCTAGTTATATCTTGTAGCAATAAAACCTTATCGGCTTCTCCTCCTTTCGCTCCATGTATTGTTGACATTATTATACGAGGATTTTTATTTATCTTCTCTCCATTCGCCCTCATGTTACGAATGTAGTTTTCGGTGAGGTTATCTAAACCC